ATGTTAGAAGCAAAGGAAGAAGCACTATGAAGATGAGCGATGGTGGTAAAGGATCATCACCACGTAAGCAACAAGATCAAGAGGCTTATGCGGCTAACTATGAGGCCATCTTTGGACGTAAAAAGAAACCTTCTAATGATGAAGTGCCTCTTGCGCTTAGAGACTGGAGCTATGAAGAACAACTTGAAAAGGCAGAGAAACATGAAACCAACAGTTAGATTTATCGGTGATGCAGTCTTCTTCAACTACTACACCAATGAAAAAGAAGATGAGCTGACTAAAGACACTGTGGCACGAGTGAACGCACTTGACCATCCTATCTGGGGTAAGGACATTGTGCGTACCAGCGTGGTGCTGCAGAAATTCAGTGATGGTAGCTTTGAAACCATGAATACAGTCTATAGGCCAGAAAAGGCAGAACCTCAGGAGAAACGAAATGAGCACTGAAGCAATGAAGCAGGCGCTGGAGGCGTTGGAGAGCGTGCTGTGCGATCCAGACGGAAATGTTTGCTGGCACGGTAGCTACGCAGACAGAGACATCATCGGCGATGCGCTGGCCGTCTTCCGCACCGCCATTGAGGAAGCTGAGAAGCAGGAGCCGGTGAAACGATGGCCTTTTGTTGAAACACCCGAGCAGTTTTCAAACAGGCTTTTTGAGGCGATCCGTGAATTCGGTTCAATCCTTCCTGCGGTTCGCAATGTATTGATCGAAAACCCGCCCCTCTACACCACCCCACCCGCAGCACCTGTGCAGGAGCTTGGTTGGAATTGGTTTGACGCCCCAGTGAAAACCCAGTGGGGGCACGATATGGTCGTGGCTGACCTTGCCATCGACAAAGATCACACGGTGTCAATCTACTGTGAGAAAGACCAGACCGCCAAAGTCGAGGCCATGTTCACCCCACCCGCCGCAACTGTGCAGGAGCCTGACTTGATCGCCCGACTCAAGAACCCAGAGGATCACTACGAGTTCACCGACCCGAAGAAAGCCAATGCCGTGCTGATGAGTCTGTGCCAAGAGGCTGCTGATGCACTGGCAGTACAGCACGAGCCAGATAACGAACCCCATGTATCGTTGGCAAGTGTGCAAAGCGCAGAAGAACGTAGTTCTGTAGAGCGCGTGGAGCCTGTGGCGCATGATTATCAAATTCGATATGACCGTGGTTGCTACAAATGCAGAAGCCATTACTGCCCCGGTAATTGCGTTGCTACCACCCCACCCGCAGCACCTGTACAGGAGCCTGTGGCGACAGTGGTGAGTGAAAACAAGCCAGTCACTATGTCATGGTGGCACGAGCCTGCTTTGCCTGTTGGGACGAAGCTATACACTACCCCACCCAACGTGGCTACGCCACTGGCAGCACAGCGTGAGTGGCGTGGGCTGACGGATGAGGAGATTTACGGAGAAGGAGGCAAGCACGAAAAGTTTGCCAAGAATGGCAACGAATGGTTTGACCGTGGCAGTTTCGCCCGCGCCATCGAGCAGCATTTGAAGGAGAAAAATCATCATGAATAAGCAAGATATTATTGCTATGGCGCGGGAGGCTGGTTTAGTCGTTGACGCAAATCAGTCCGGCTTTGACGACCTTGAACGCTTCTACGACATTGCCACCGCAGCAGCAGTTGAGCAAGAGCGTAAAGAGTTTGCCGTTCATGCTATTGACATTGCACGTAAAGCCATTGAAGAGGAACGAGAGGGATGCGCTAAATTGGCTGATGAGCATGGTACATACAGCGGAGAGGAAATAGCAAAGGATATTCGCTCCCGAGGCTCTGCCACATAAAGAGGGGAAATGAAATGAACAAACACATTAAAGAACTTGTCCGTCAATGTGGTGGCTATCATATTGACGATGATGGTGAAGTGGGTAACGTAGCTTTGTTGGTTGGCACAGATGTAGAAGAGTTTGCCAAGTTACTCATCAAAGAATGTATTGATGTTGTCTCTAAGAAATGTGCAAGTAACACAGCATACGTAGCATTGGTTGAACATTTCGGAGTTGAATAATGACTGTGGAGCATCTGACGGTGGAACACCTGATCGTAGGAGCAACAGGTCTTGGCTATCTTGTCGTAGGTGTGCTACAATGGCTAAAAGGCGAAACAGCCAATGGAATGATCTGGACAGGCTATGCGTTTGCACAGGTGGGGCTGTGGTTAAACCTACGATAGTTAAAAGGAAGAAGGACAAGATGGCATGGACGCTTGACAACATAGCAGGAAGGCTGCTAGAATTAGAGGAAAGCTACTTTGATCTTCAAGACAAGTATCAGCTTCTGATTCATCAATATGAGCAACTGAAAGAAGAGCATGAAAAGTTTAAAGAAAACTCACAAAATTCTTGACAAATTGTGACAAATATGCTATAATATTACTTTAACTTTGGAGTAAGTCATGGCGAAGCGCGACGATAGTGAAGTAAAAACATGTACAGTTTGCGAAGAAGAAAAAACCATCTCTTCTTTTTGGAAAACAAGTAAACAACGGAAGGACGGAACATTCGGATACCGTTCTGTTTGTATTGATTGTTCTATCAAAGAGAAACTGGAAAAGTATCACAATGAAAATGGAAAAGAAATACAAAAACAACGATCGTTCAAAGCTTTGCTTAAGAAATACGGCATTTCTGAGCAAGAATATGAAGCTGAAAGAATAAAACAAAACTATTCTTGTAAACTTTGTGGGGATCACGAGTCTAACCAGCCTCATAAAAGACTTCATATAGACCATTGTCATGAAACCGGTAAATACAGAGGTCTATTGTGTAACAAATGCAACTTGGGTTTAGGGGCTTTTAAGGATAATGTTGATGTTCTTAAACAAGCAATTGAGTACTTAAATGAGAATCGTTCTTGATATTGAAAACGCACTAGATAAGAAGACAATCTGGGTGTGTGTAACAATGGATATTGACACAGGTAAAGTAATAAAATGGAAGACTCCTCACGGCTTGAAAGAGTATTTGGACAGCGCGGAATTGATTATCGGACAAAACATCATCGCTCACGATGCTCCGATCCTCAATCGTATCTGGAAGACACGGATTCGTTTGAGCCAGATTTACGACACTCTTATCGTAAGCAGGCTTCTCGATCCAAGCCGCATCGAAGGACACTCTCTGGAGAGTTGGGGGAAGACTCTTGGGATGGAGAAGATTGACTACAAAGCTGTATGGCAATGGTTGAACGACAAACGAGAGGAATATGATGGACAATGCTTTGACGAACCTCATCATGGTCTTATGGATCATTATTGCGTTAGGGATGTTGAAGTTACTGCTAAACTGTATCTTAAACTATGCAATGACACTTTTGAGAAACAATTTTCGCAGGATTCTATCGACCTTGAGCACAAAGTTGCGGCAATCATAGCGGAGCAGGAACGAAATGGATTCAAACTCGATGTGCCCTATGCAATTAGTCTACTTACTGACATCAAAACAAAGATGGCAGGAATATATGACCAAATGCAAGAGAGATGGCCTCCATACGAAGTGCCAAGAGTGTCCGCTAAGACAGGAAAGCAACTCAAGCCCGAAACAGTTACATTCAATCCCGGCTCTCGTAAGCAGATTGGAGAAAAGCTGATTGAGCTAGGATGGAAGCCTAAGAAGTTTACTGAGACTGGGCTTCCTATGATTGATGAGGGTGTGCTCTCAGAGATCACTAAGATTCCTGAAGCTGCACTAATCGCTGAATATCTGATGCTCCAGAAACGAGTAGCACAGATTACCAGTTGGTTAGAGGCTGTGAAGGATGACGGCAGGGTTCACGGTAAAGTTATAACGAACGGTGCAGTGACGGGAAGAGCAACGCATAGTAGTCCAAATCTTGGTCAGGTGCCCAATACTTCTTCCATTTATGGTGCTGAGTGTCGGGAATGTTGGACTGTTGAGGAAGGCAATGTGCAAGTAGGTGTAGACTTATCGGGTATCGAACTTCGCTGCTTGTCCCACTATATGCAGGACGAGGAGTGGCAGCGAGAATTGCTTGAAGGGGATGTGCATTGGAAGAATACACAAGCTTTTGGTTTGGTTCCTCTTGGCACTGCTAAGGAAGACACCAAAGAGCACAAAGATGCTCGTAATCTTAGTAAGACATTGACCTATTCTGTGCTTTATGGCGCTGGCCCTGCTAAGGTAGGACAAACAGTTGGAGGTTCTGCGAAGGCTGGTGAAAAACTAATCAATAACTTTTTGAACAATACTCCTTCTCTGAAGAAGTTAAAAGCAAAGGTTGATAAATTAGCTGCTAAAGGCTATGTGCCTGCTTTAGATGGACGTAAAGTTTGGGTTCGGTATGAGCACGCAGCTTTGAATAGTTTGCTACAATCTGCTGGTGCTATCATTGCGAAGCAGTGGATAGTATGCTTCACAGAAGAGCTGAAAGCTAAGAAGATTCCTTATAAGTTGTTGGCATGGGTGCACGATGAAGTGCAGATAGAAACTAAAACGGAGTATGGTGATATGGTTGGTAAAATTGTGGTAGAATCTGCAAGAAAGGCAGGAGAGATGTTAAACTTTAGGTGCCCAGTAGATGCTGAGTATCGTGTCGGGAAAAATTGGCATGACTGTCACTAAGTACCCAAATGGCTACTTCAAGGATAAGAACTGTAAAACGTGCGGTAGTGTTTTCACGCCTTCTAATCCTTGTCAGCTATATTGCTGTGTTGATTGTCGTGGTAAGAACTCTTACTACAAGAGAAACTACGGTATAGATGAAGCTGATCTTAAAGCAATGAAAGAAGAACAAGATTACAAATGTTACATCTGCTCTTCAGAAGGTTTCATGATTGGTAACAACAACCACAGTGAAAAGCTTGCTGTGGATCACGACCACGAAACAGGCAAAGTTCGTAAGCTTCTTTGTCATAATTGCAATAGAGCTTTGGGATTGATGAAGGATGATCCAGAACTTTTAAGAAAGGCAGCAAATTACATTGAGCAATTCAAATAAAGTGTTGACAAAACGGAAAAGAGTTGTTAAACTATTAGTAGGCGATGAAGACTTCAGTGTAGAGGCTCCTCAGGATATGGACATCCAAGAGCTTTACGAACTCTTCTACTCTGCTATGATGTACTTGGAGGAGTCAATGGGTGAACCTCCTAACGATTGGATTAATTGAAAGGTGTATTAACATGGAATTTAAACTTGAAGACAACGAAGCAGCATTCATCATTCGTGTGATTGGTCAACTGCCTACTGAATCTGGTGCTTTCCCTCTGCATCAGAAGCTGGTGGCACAATTTAAAGCACAGGAAGATGCTCCTGACGAGGCTCCTAAGGCTGAGTAAAGCACACTAGCGCCTATGGTGGAATCGGTAGACACAGGAGACTTAAAATCTCCCGCTGATGGCGTACCTGTTCGAGTCAGGTTAGGCGCACCAACAAAGTAACTTAAAAGGAAAACTGAAATGAGCAACAAAGTAGCGACAATCAATGGTCAACTCTTCTACGCATCTGACATGGTGCAATTCAACGACTTCACTACTGAGAGCGAGAAGTATGTTGCAAAGATTGGCCAACTCAGTGACGCTGATGTAGCTAAGCTGGAAGAATTGGGCATCAAAGTTAGCCACAATAACAACGTAGGCAACTTCATCAACTGCAAGTCTAAGTATGTTCATAAGCCTGTCGATGATAACGACAAGGAAATTGATCCTAAGACTATTGGCAATGGTTCCAAATGTACTGCTATCATTAGCGGCTACCAGTGGAAGTTTGGTAAGAAGACTGGTGTTGCGGCTAGTGCTAAGAAGATCATCGTGACTGACCTGATCGTCTATGATCCTAATGCAGCCCAAGCTGAGCAGGAAGAAGCTGAGGATGTCCTCTGATTCTAAACTAGCGATAGTTGATGCTGATGTCTTGGTGTACCGTACAGGATTCACAACAGAGGATGAACCTGAGGGTATCGCCAAGGCACGAATGTCAGAGTGGTTAGAAAAGGTTATGTACATCGACTTAGGTGTAGAAGACTTTGAATGCCACCTGACAGGCAAGACTAACTTTAGGGATGAAGTGGCAGTAACAGTGCCTTACAAAGGTAATCGAGTTGACCTTAAGAAGCCTAAACATTATCAGGCTCTACGAGAACACTTGATTACTAAGTATGGTGCTACGGTGTCGGAAGGCATCGAAGCTGACGATAGAGTAGCTATCCGATCTACAGAGTTGCTAGACAACTGTTGGATAGTTCATGTGGATAAAGACCTCGATCAGCTTCAAGGGCATCACTTCAATCCTGTAAAGGTAGAGAAATATTACATCTCAGAGTTTGACGGGTACTTTAACTTCTACAAACAAGTGTTGACAGGTGATAGAATTGACAACATTGTAGGTTTGAAGGGTATCGGGCCTGTGAAGGCTGAGAAGGCATTAGCAGACTGTAAGACGGACAAGGAAATGTTCAAGGTCTGCTACGATATGTACATTGAAAAAGGTGAAACATGGGAAAGACTACTGGAAAACGCAAAGCTCTTGTTCCTGTTGAGGTACGATCAACAGATTTGGTGTCCACCTTTGAGCTTGCAGGATGTAAATGGGAAGTCCATCTGACGGACGAGATGCCCACAATGATGGGTTATTGTGACATGGAACGTAATCAGATCAAGATTCGTGCCGGTATGATGGAGCAAGCTTCTTCGGCTACCTTCTATCACGAGCTGGTACACGCTATCTTGTTCACAATGGGTAAGACTCAGCACGACGAAGAGTTCGTTGATGGCTTTGCTAACCTCTTGTACCAATTCCAGCGTACCATTGTGGATGTTGCTGATGGTGAAGAGTAAAAAACTTACTCAGAAGCAAGTTGGTAAGAAGTATGGTTTTCGTAGCGGCTTAGAAGAGAAGGTTGCAGAGCAGCTCAACAAACTAGGTGTTGAATACACTTATGAGCAGCTACGTCTTCGCTACGTTAAGCCAGCTTCAACCCATACGTATACACCTGACTTTCAGTTGCCTAACGGTATCATCATTGAGACTAAAGGTAGATTCTTGTTGGCTGATCGACAAAAGCACATCTTGCTGAAACGACAACATCCAGAGTTAGATATTCGGTTTGTCTTCAGTAACTCACGCACTAAGATCAGTAAGACATCCTCTACCACCTATGCTAAATGGTGTGAGAAGGAAGGTTTTAAGTACGCTGATAAAGAGATTCCTAAAGAATGGATTGCAGAATGAAACAAAAAGTAATGCTTGATTGGGATAGTAATAGTGGTATGATCTATGACGCAGCCGGTACGTACATCGGTTGTGTCATTTCTCTAAAGCCTTTTGAAGATGAGAAAAAAGGTACAGCTATTGATGACCTTGTTAAACTACACAATGCAGGTTTTACCACTGAAGACATCATTGAACTCAAGCGTAAGGAGTTGATCTAAATGAATGTAACAACGATTAAAGAGAACGAAGATGGCTCAGCTAATGTCGTCTTTGACATGACACCTGAAGAAGTTGATGCTCTTGTTCGTTATGGCATCCTTGAGGCTCTGAAGGCTGCTATTCGTGAGGGTGAGAAACTTAAAGTTGATGGTGAGGATATTTAATGAAGGTTAATTTGGTATGGGCAACTCCTGACATTGAGGAGAAAGTTGCTTACTGTGCTCGGGTAAGTAATCCTGAGAACCAATACAATAACGATACAGCCGGTAAGCTTCTGAAGTATCTAGTCAAGAATAAGCACTGGAGTCCCTTCGAGATGGCTAACGTCTGTATGGAGATTGAATGCACTCGTGATATTGCTCGTCAGATTCTTCGTCATCGTAGCTTTAGCTTTCAAGAGTTCTCTCAGCGATATGCTAAGGCTACAGTGTTCGATATTCGCGAATGCCGTATGCAGGACGATAAGAACCGTCAGAACAGCTTGGAAACTGAAGATCAATACTTGAAGCACTGGTGGGCATCTGCACAGAATCGAGTAATGGATGAGGCTGAGATTATGTATGAAGCAGCTTTGAAGAAGGGCATCGCTAAGGAGCAAGCTAGAGCATTGTTGCCTGAGGGCTTAACAATGTCTAGCTTGTACATGAATGGTACTCTGCGAAGCTGGTTACACTACATTGAAATTCGCACCGATAAGGCAACACAGAAGGAGCATCGTGATGTCGCTGAAGCTTGTAAAGCTGTTTTGTCTGACATTTGTCCAAACATTGTGCAAGGAGTGATGAATGCTAATTGAACAAGTAGAAGATATTTTAGATGAGTTTGACTTTCAGCGTGTTCAAGATACAATGAAAGCCTTGAACTGGACTTATCACGATAGTGCTGATAAATACCCCACTATTGGAGAACTTCGTAAAATGGCCCGTAGGCTGTTGACGTATGCTCATACTGCTAAGCCTTCGCCTGAATGGTCTACAGCGTGTGGCGGCTTTGAAGTAACTCGCTATATGTATCCCGGAGACACAGAAAAATATGTTACTCTTAAGTTTGTAGTAACTGAATGGAGCAGCAATAATGATTGACTTTGAAGAATATCAGAAGAAGGCATGGGAAACAGCACTAGAGACTGCTAAGAACCCTGCCTATATGGTGAGTAACTTGGCATCAGAGGCTGGTGAAGTAGCTGGCAAATATGCTAAGTGGGTACGTGATGGTATCCTAGACGAAGAAGGCTTGCAAAAGGAAATGGGTGACGTTCTGTGGCAAGTAGCTGGACTGGCTACTGTGATGGGATGGAGTTTGTCAGACTTGGCAAGTAAGAATTTGCAGAAGCTTGCTGATCGTCAGGCAAGACTTGCAATCGGAGGTTCAGGTGATGAGCGATAAAAAACGGTATTACAACAACAAAGGTCAAGTAGGCGTACTAGTCAGCAACGGTCACGGAGCTGGTTGGAGTTCTTGGAACGATGAGGTAGATGTTTTTGATTATGAATTGATTGAAGTTATCTTAACAAACCAACGAGCAGTCGAAATTGAGAAACTAGCAAAAAGCAAATACCCAACAGCTTATTTGGGAGGTCTAGATCAGCTTGAGGTTCAATTTGTTGATGCAGGTACTAAATTTCATATCCACGAATATGATGGGCATGAGACAATCGAAACAATCACTGACATTGGGTGGCTTGAAGCCTAAAGGAGAACAACATGGCTAAACATTTTCGATTTAACTTTCATGAGAGCCACGAAGAAGGTGAAATGACCTTCGATGATGTTGAGTATCCTTTTCATAAGGAACTTAGCTCTCATGTATCATTTGAATCAGACACACGATGGGATAACGTCCTGCTTGAGTTCGCACACTTCTTAGACTCTGTAGGCTATGTAGGTGTCTATGATCGTGTGAGTGCATTGCTTGAGGGTTATTGGGAACCTGTGTATAACTTTGATGGAGTAAACGATGAAGATTCTAGTGATACCGGACTGTCAGGTAAAGCAGGGTGTACCGACTGAGCATCTTACATGGGCAGGAGAGGCTATCTGTGACTATCGCCCTGACGTTGTGGTTAATCTGGGTGATTTCGCTGACCTTCCTAGCCTCAGTAGCCATGACGTTAAAGGCTCTAAGTACTTTGAAGGCTTACGCTACAAGACTGACATTGAAGTTACGAAGGAGGCAATGAAGAAACTTCTGGCTCCTTTGCGTGAGCTTCAGAATCGTCAGCGTAAGAACAAAGAGAAGGTCTATAAGCCTCGCATGGTACTGACCTTAGGGAACCATGAGAATCGTATTGACCGAGCAGTTAACAACAACCCTACACTTGAAGGCTTGATTAGTACAAAGGATTTGGAGTATGAGAAAGACTGGGAAGTACATCAGTTCCTACATCCTGTATTCATCAACGGGGTGGGGTTCAACCATTACTGGCCTGTTGGAGCGATGGGCCGACCTGCTGGCACTGCTGCTGCTATTATCAATAAGCTCCACATGAGCTGCATTGCTGGGCATCAGCAAGGCAAGCAAGTAGCCTACGGTAAACGTGCGGATGGACAGCCAATTTGTGCTATCATTGCAGGTAGCTATTATCTGCATGATGAGAGCTACATGGATCAGTTGTCTAACCGACATTGGCGTGGTTTGGTGATGCTCAACGAAGTGAACGATGGACACTTTGATGAAATGTTCCTGTCAATTGAATATTTAGGAAAGCGTTATGGCAACAAACAAGAAGAAGTTTAAATATCACTCACGTAAGTTCTTGAACAAGACACAAGGACTTGCAGCTATTGAGTGTACAGTTGATAGTTGGGACTTTGGTGATGGCGTAGATGCTGAGGTTAAGATCACTGATTGCTCTCGTGCAATTCGTCTTGACTTCAGTTTCTATGACGCTGAGTCCTTGCCGCTAATGTACAAAAAACTTACACTGTTTTTGGAGCAAGTAGAAAAGATGCATGATTACTTTGTTGAACACTACGAAGACATTGCTAAAGCGATGAAAGAGAAAGAAGAGAAGCGTAAGGCTCGTCTTGCTGAGATCAAGGCTAAGGGTAGGGCAAAGGTTATTAAGGAGTTGGCTGGCGATGATGAATGAACATAAATGCAACCAATGCTTCTATGCTCAGTACGAGAAAGACGAAGCTCCATGCAGTGGCTGTACGGGTTATAGTAAATTCATTAAGCGTGATATTTACATCAAAACGCCTACTTCAGCTCCTAGCTTCCAGCCTTTGCAAAAAGCAATTGATGAGTGGCATCGTGAGCAGCGTGTGCGTGAGCAGGAACTAAACAAAGGCTGCAACGGGTTGTCTAGTAAAGAGCTTAATGATGCTGTGAATAGACCTAAACACTACACTGAGCATCCATCTGGTATCGAGTGCATTGAAGTTACTGAACACATGGGTTTTAACCTAGGTAATGCTGTAAAGTACATCTGGCGCTGTGACCTTAAGAAAGATGCCATTGAAGACCTGAAGAAGGCTAAGTGGTACATCGAGAGGGAGATTGCTAAACGTGTTGACTCTAACTTTTGAAGAACTAAAAGAGAAACTCGCTATGCTCGATGAGGTGACACTGTTGGAGATTTTTAACATCCACAGTGTTGACCTCGTTGAACGATTCGAGGATTACATTGAAGATAAACAAGAAAAACTTGAGAGGATGATTAATGACCTATAA